AACAAAGACAAGTAAAGGCATGGGCACCTGACAGTACTAAAAAATTTACAAATATTATGAAAAATTTACAGGGTGATTTTAAAATGTCTATGGGTTTACAACTTTATGGAGGATGGAGACCCGGAGATCTTATGACAGCCAGAATAGAAAATATAGATTGGGAAAAAGGAACGATACGTGATGTATCTATAAAAGCCGGAGGAAAAATAGAAGCTAAAATTCTTGTTTTAGGCAGAGCTGAATTAGCTATATTAAAAGAAGGAATAGGTCAAAGAACAGAAGGTCCTGTATTTTTAACAAAACAATCTGCCATTGATAAAGTACTTAATCAGAAAATATCTAAAGCCTTTGATCTTCCAATAGAAACAGTTAAAGGAGGAGAAACTGCAAAAACACAATTAACACAAAAGTATATGAGAAAAGGTTTTGTAGATTTAATGGAAGCTGCAGGCTATTCAAATGATGAAATGGAAATTAAGCAAGGTAGAAAATCTGCAAAAGTAATAAGGAACTATTTATCAGTAGAAAGTAATATAAACAAAATACGTCATTTATCAGATGATGTTGCAAAAGCTATTGCTGGATATTCAGGAGACACATCAGTAGGCAGAGCTTTAGCTAGAGCAGGAATAAGTACAAATTCAATTCAATTTACAGGTGCTCATAAGTTACCTGTAAGTATAAAAGATTTACCAAATAGAAGTTTTGCTGAATTTGTAAAAACGAATTTTGAACGTACTTGGAAAACTATATCTTCTGTCTTAACTCAATCTTTTTATAATAAAGATGGAGCAGCAGCTGATGTAAAGACGTATAATGAAATAGGTCCTTCTCCCGGAAAAGGTTTAGCTGGAGGTATAGATGAAGGTGTACTTTATGATCAAATGCAACATCAATCGGAAGTACAAAAAGCATCAACAGAATATTTAAACTATAGAAAAGAGATAGCAGACACTCTTGGTATAGATGATAATAAAATGGGTTCTTATCATAATAGAAAACTTATTGATGATGAAATAATACGATTACGAGAAGAAATGCTAAGAGTGCAAGATATAAAAGTAAAAGATGTAAAAAAACCACCTCCTGATAAGCCTTTACAAACAGATAGAGCAAACAAACTTCGACAGATAGCAAAAGAATTAGGAGTAGATTTAAGTACACCAGAAGGTAGAAAAGCTGTAAAACAGTGGATAAAAACTGCTGGAAAAACTGGAGCTTTGACTGGTGTAGCATTCTTGCTGCCCGGACTTAGACTTCTTGATGATCCGTCAGAATATAAAGGAGGTGCATGGGGACAAGCAGCAGCAACAGCAGCAGAAACAGCTTTAGCTCTTACTCCTCTTCCACCTCTAGCAGATTGGGGTGGTGGTACAATAGAAGAACAAAAAGAACATGAAAAATTTTTAGAAGAATTTGGTCAAGAAGGTATTGCACAAAAAGAAGAATGGGATAGACAAGTATTAGAAGATAAACAGAAACGAGCTAGATTACTTGAACAAGATAAAATAGATAGAGCATTTGCAGGAGAGGCACAAGAAAAAGCAAGAGAACAAGAATTTGAAGAACGAGAACAACTTAATAAAGAAGAACAATTTAGAAGGACCCTAGGAGATCCACGTAATATATGGACTTAACAACAACTAAAAAAAGGAGGCAACTATGCCAAAAGGAGTAGAAGGAGCTTACAAATCAGGTTACATTATGGGCCAGATGAAAAAGCAAGGAGAATTTTCAGATGCTAATGAAGGTGCTTTACACAGAGAAGGATTAGATCCACAAGTTACCGGTGCTAATAGTGGTGCTTGGGAACAATCTGCAAAATCATCATCAACTAGTGGTAGTGCTCATACTAAACAGCTAGGTATGATAATGGGACAATCTAAATCTCATAAATAATAAAGGATAAACACATGAGTGATCCTGTAGACGTTTCAGGTGAACTGAATCCGGATGATGCTCCCGGTCTTGTTTCTGTAATAAAAGCAAGGCAACAGGAAGCTCAAGATGGAAGACAAGTTCATGAGGAACGATGGTTAAAAGCTTATAAGAATTTTAGAGGAATATATGATTCTACAACTCAGTATACGAGTACAGAAAAATCTAAAGTTTTTATAAAGATAACTAAGACAAAAGTACTAGCTGCTTATGGACAAATTGTAGATATACTATTTGCAAATAAAAAATTTCCATTAACAGTAGAATCTACTCCTGTTCCTGAAGGAATAGCAGAATTTGCTCATATGGAAACACCTTTAGATCAAATAGTACCTGCAGATCCATATGGATATAAGGGGGATGGGAGAATGATACCCCCCGGTCAAACAGAAGCTATAGGTGATTTAGATTATTTAGGTGGTCAAGCTGCAAAATATGAAAATGTTCCTATTAAAGAAGGGCCTTCTCGTATGGGAGAACCACAACTTTCTCCAGCTGCTGATGCTGCTAGACGTATGGAAAAAGTTATTCACGATCAATTAACAGGAACTAATGCTACTACGACTCTTAGAAATTCTATATTTGAATCTGTTTTATTAGGAACTGGTGTTATAAAAGGTCCATTTACTTTTTCAAAAACCGTTCACAAGTGGAATAAAACAGAAAGTGGAAAAGAATATACACCATATACTAGGGATATTCCTAAAATAGAAACTGTATCTTGTTGGGATCTTTATACTGATCCTATGGCTACCAATATGGAAGATTGTGATTATGTAATTCAAAGACATAAGATGAATAGATCACAATTACGTAATCTTATGGAAATGCCTATGTTTGATCCTGATGCTATTCAAGAAGTATTGTCAGGAGGAGGAAATTATCAAGAAAAATATTTTGAAAGTGTAATACGGGATGATGATCATTCTAATAAAAGTGCAAATGAACGATTTGAAGTTTTAGAATATTGGGGAAGTATAGATTCGTCTTTTATGAGAGAAATAGGAGCAGATATTGGATCAAGCACTAAATTAGATGAACTAGGACAAGTACAAGTAAATATATGGGTTTGTGGAAATCAAATATTACGAGCTTGTGCTAATCCTTTTACCCCAATGCGTTTACCTTATCAAATATTTCCATATGAAATAAGTCCTTATCAAATATGGGGTATTGGTATTCCTGAAAATATGGAAGATGCACAAATGTTAATGAATGGTCATGTACGTATGGCTATAGATAATTTATCTTTAGCTGGAAATCTTGTATTTGATGTAGATGAAACTTCTTTAGTACCCGGTCAAAATTATGAAATATTTCCCGGCAAAGTATTCCGAAGACAATCGGGAGTTACAGGAACTGCAGTAAATGCTATAAAATTTCCTAATACTGCAGGTGAAAATGTACAAATGTATGATAAGGCTAGACAATTAGCAGATGAAGAAACTGGTATACCCAGTATAATGCATGGGCAGACAGGTGTTACTGGCACAGGCAGAACAGCAGCAGGCTTATCCATGTTACTTGGATCAGCAGGCTTATCCATTAAGACTGTTATAAAGAATATTGATGATCATCTTTTAAAACCATTAGGAGAAGCTTTTTTTCAATGGAATATGCAGTTTAATGACAAAAATCCTGATATAGAGGGTGATCTTGAAATTAAACCAAAAGGTGTTGCTTCAGTTATGCAAAAAGAAGTTCGTTCTCAACGACTTATAGGCTTATTGCAAACAGTTGCAAATCCTATGTTAGCTCCATTTATTAAAATACCTAATCTTATAAAAGAATTAGCAATATCTCAAGATATAGATCCTGACAGTCTTGTAAATGACATGAACCAAGCACAGATCTATGCTGAAATGTTAAAAGGAATAATGCAAAATGTCCAACCAGAACAACAACCAGAATCAGGAAGTCCTCAAACTCCTAGCACCGGTGCTGGGCAATCCCCAGACATGGGAACCTCTCCAAAGGTTACTGCAGGGACTACACCAACAGACCTTACAGGGTCTGGTAACAGCACAATCGGAGTTGGAGGTGTACCGACTGCAGGGGAGAGCCAGTTTGCTGGCAATGCTCCTCAATTTGAAGAATAACTTTAATGAAATGAAAAAAGAAAGTGGTAAAAAATAATGGCTGCAGAAGATCTATTTCCTACCTTTGTTAGTACTGGAAAAGAAGCTGAAAAAACTGGAGAACAATTTAGTCAATTATTTGGCTATGGTGTTCCTCCTGCAACTGTAAAAGGAGTTACTGAACCAGCTAAACTTCCTAGGGATATTGGAATTAACTTAAAATTAAAATCTCTAGGTAGAGAAATGGAAGAAGCTGAAGATGACGAGGATGATATTCAAAATCCTTTAGGAGCTTTACGAAAATCAGTAAGAAGAGCAGGGGGTATAAATTATGCTAATGAAGATATATTTCGTTTAACATCTAATTATCCTCTTTCTGATATACAAACTATTAGTACACCTACTGATCCTAGAGGAAAGATTACATCACCTGCTGGAGCTGCAACTGGCTTACAACCACAAAATTTAGAATCTCTAATGCCAGAAGAACTTTGGAAAGAACCAACTGACATAGACAAAGGTATTGAAGCTGCTGCTGGTGCTCCTGTTGATGAAAGAACAATTGATTGGCTGGAAGAGGGATATGATTGGGTATCAGGAAAATTTAGTCAAGCTAAGGATGCTTTGAAACCTGATTATCTTCAATCTGCTAGTAGAGCTACTAAAGCACCTCTTGGTGTTCCATATGTAGGGCTTCCACCATCAGCTGGAGGATTTACAGGAACTGGATATGGATCTTTTGCTCCCGGAGCTGGTGCAGTAGGTGCACAAGTAGCAGGTAAGGCTGCTGGAGCATGGAGTGTAGGTGCACAAGGATATGGAGCAACTATTGGAGCAGGTGCATCTACAGCATCTTGGGCCACTAGAGCTGCTCCGTATATGAAATATGCAGGTCATGCTTTTTCATTATATGGTGCAAAGCAAGCTTGGGATTCTGGTGATAAAGCAGGAGCACTTCTGCATACTGCTTCATTACTTTTCCCACCTTTAAAATGGGCAGCTTTTGCTTATGATGTTTTTAAAATGTTTGGTGGATGGGGTGGTGGTAAAGAGAAACCCCCGATGGGTGGAGTAGAATATGCTGTGTATAATAGAGATACGAATCAACGAGCTTTTCCAGATGATCCATCTACAAGTGATCATTATGATCCTGATAATATGAGAATACAAACTCATACGAGTTGGGGATACAATGGATTTGATCATCAAAAGTGGAGATCTGCATCTCAAAAAAATGTAGATTACATGTATGCTTTTGCTGAAGAATTTGATTTAGATGTTAATGAAGATGTATTTATAAAAGCTGCAAGGGGGACATCCGGATATGAGAAATATAAACCAGATGGAGATAGGCAAGTAAGTTGGCTAGAACGTGTAGACAGCATAGGAAATGGTGCTCCAAATGCTAATGGATGGTTACAAGCTGTTTTTGAATATGAAAGTCCAGATGGAAAAAGGATAATAGATGGAAATATATATAAAGGAGTACGTATAGATCCTAATACAGGAATGCCAGTACGAGTTGGATATGCCTCTCAAGAAAAATTTGAAGAAGCTGTAGGTGATTTTAATAAAAAATTTTGGGGATAGTGGATAGAAATTATGGTAGCAGAAAATAATACACAAGCAATAGATGATGAAGCTCCTATTGGTATAGGAAGTATGGATTTTGAGTTTATGACTGCAGATGATCCAGAAATGCAGCCATATCACATGATGGCAAAAATGCAACAAAATCTTACTCCTGAAGAACTAGAAGAAATGCAAAATTTAATGCCAGCAATAACTAGATTTTCATTATTATATTATAAAGCTGAAACTGGAGAGTTTCCACGAGAGCCAGTTGAAAATGAAAGTGGAGAATTACGTGTTCAAGAACAAGGAGAATATCAAGGAATAAGTATAGATGAGTATAATCAGCTACTACCTGAATCTGAAGGAGCAAATTTACAAAATGAAGAACAAAATATCCCTATAAATGAGGTAAGAGGGCCTATACCGGAACCTTCTGGTACTCCACCTATCCAAAGAGCAGAAAATCAACAGGAGATGCCTTTACAGGCTGCTGAGGGGGGTCAGGTACCACAAGACCTAAATATGCCTCAAAATACTGAAAAAAGAGAAGAAATACCTCTAGGACCTGTTGGAGAAGTTCAAGTTGAAGGAAAAGATACTTCTGGAGTAGCTGATGATGTAAAAACAAAAAGTGATGGGTATGTATTAAGTAAAGGTTCTGTTATAACTAATGGTAAAATGTACATAATGGATTTAATAGATGAAGCAATACAGAGATTAAGAGAAAAAGGAGTAGAATTAGATCCTAATGAAGTACCAGAATCAGCAGAAGAAATTTTAGTATCAAATGGGGAGATTATAATTCCTCATGTAATTGCAGAAGAAATAGGTTATGCACGTTTAGAAAAAATGAATAAACGAGGTGAGCAAATAACTGAAGAATTAATAGCTGAAAAAGAACAGCAGCAGCAGCCTCAACAAAATATGCCGGGTTTTAATGAGGGTGGTGATCTACTAACGGGTCAAGAACAATATGCAGCTGATATGCAAGAAAGAGTAGCTTTAAGAGAAGAAGTAATGAAAGATGCAGATGAGGTAATTTTTGAAGATGTATTTCCTGCAGAAAGTCCTCATGAAAAAGAAAAAATATATCAATATCCAAGAGAAAAAGTAAAACAAGCTATAAAAACACATGAATGGAGAAATCAAGAACCTAAATATGCATTTGTAGGATTAAGTGGTAATATGAGATCTTCAGCTTATGGACCCGGACAAATGACATATACTTCTTTAAAAAATATGTCTGATGAAGGTATTTTTGGAGATGGAAAACTTAAACAATATGCTGATAAAATAGTTGCAGCACAAACATTATTTATAAACCATTGGGTAAATAACTTATCTGTAGAAAATTATACTAATAGAAAAAGTGGAAAAGAAGCATTAAAAACATTAGGAATTACAAGAGAGCAATACGAAAATTACTTAAATAAAGGATATTTTACTCCTAGTAACAACACAAATGCAAAAGATGAAGGTATACCAAGAGAAGTATTAGGACAAAATGCTATTAGAAATTATGATTATTTATGGGATGCTTTTATAAACAATAAGTTAGATAGAAGTGATGTAACAGGAATTAATACTTTTTTAACAGCTTATCATGGTGGGACTAAAAAATCCGATGGTGAGTATGTACAAAAAATAAGAAAGATTCTAGATTCAAAAAAAAGAGATATTTTAGATCCAAAAGATTGATCTAAAACAATTCCAGCTACCCGGTATGCCACTGGCACTGGATTCTGCAACCAAAAACAGCCACCCTCAATTAAGAGGCACTGTAAAAGGAGGTAACTATGGCAAAGAAAAAGACTAACAAACACAACAAGGCAAGCATTCTTGAAAATGATCCTCGTGCAAATATGTACCAAGGAAAAGATAGAGAATTAACAAATGACGATGAAGAAACTGAAGTAACTGAGGACACTGATGTCAAGGCCAAGGCAGAAGCTACTCCTGAAGTAGAAGGTTTTATGGATACGAATAATGCAAGTGCTGTTCCTAATAAGGAAGAAATTCCTACTGAAAAAAGGGAAGGGCACGATTATAAGAAAAGATATGACGATCTTAAATCGTACTATGATCAGAAATTGTCTGAGTGGAAGCAGGAAAAGGAAACTTTGAAAGCACAAAGTAAAGTTGCTGAAAAACAAGTACAATATGCTCCTCCTAAGACTGATGAAGATCTAGAACAATTTAAGGACAAATATCCAGATGTATACCAAGTTGTAGAAACCATTTCTCATAAAATGGCTGCTTCGCAGGTAGAAGATTTACAAGCTGAAATAGGTCGTATTTCTGAACGTGAACAAAAGTTAAAGGTTCAATCTGCTTACAAACAACTTTTGCATAGTCATCCTGATTTTGATGATATCAAAACTTCACCTGAGTTTTTACAATGGCTTGAAGAACAACCTACTAGTATTTCTGAGGGTATTACTAAAAATAATACCGATCCTGTTTGGGCAAGTAGGACTGTTGACTTATATAAAGTGGATGTTGGAATAGACAGGAAAAGGAAATCAACCAAACCGAGTGATGCTGCTAAAGCAGTTACTAAGGCTACTAGCCGAGATGTAAATGTTGGACAGAATAACAAGACATGGAAGATTTCAGAGATTCAAAAACTCAAACCTTGGGAATTTGAAAAACTTGAGCCAGAGATTGATCAGGCTATGAAGGAAGGCAGGGTTGATCTTGAGGCATAACTTAAACTAGGGAGGACTATAGTATGGCTACTATGGCAAGAGCTGGTGGTTATAATAACCTTGCAAAAGGTAATTGGGCACCAGCCATATACAGTCAAAAGGTTCTCAAATATTTCCGTAGAGCATCGGTTGCAGAAGCTATTACGAATACCGATTATACTGGAGAGATTGAGAATTTTGGTGATACTGTAAACATACTGAAAGAACCTACCATTACTGTGGCTTCTTATGCTCGTGGCACAACCGTGAATACACAAGAACTTACTGATGATCAAATTCAATTGACTATTGATCAAGGTAATTACTTTGCATTTAAGGTTGATGACATAGAGGAAAGACAAGCTCATGTAAATTGGGAAGCTCTTTCAACTTCAGCAGGTGCATATACTTTGAAAAAAGCTTATGATTATAACGTGCTGAAAGAAATAAATGATAGTGCAGCTGGAGATACCACTAATCTTGGTGCAGCTGGTTCTGCAATATCATGTAACACTGGTAACGAATGTGCTAATTATCTTAGCACAGCATCACGTGTCTTAGATGAACAAGATGCTCCACAAGAAAATCGTTGGTTTGTTGCTCCTCCTCAATTCTATGAAATCATGAGACAAGCAGATGCTAAACTCGTGGATTCATCTGTAATTGGGGGTGCTTCCGTATTAACTAATGGACTAATAACAGATAAAACTGTACATGGATTTAAAATGTATCAGTCTAATGTTTTACAAGTTGGTTCTGCAGGAACAGCAGCATCTCATACTTTTGGACCATCAACTACATCTGGAGAATGTGATACTTTATTTGGACATATGTCTGCAGTAGCAACTGCTTCACATATTGCTAAAACTGAAGTAATTCGTGATCCGGACAGCTTTGCAGACGTAGTACGTGGTTTACACGTATTTGGTCGTAAAGTACTTCGTGGGTCAGGCACAGGATATACAGCAGTATATGCTGGTGTCGTTGACTTGAACACATAATTGGAGGAATGATTTATGGCAACATGGACCGTAACAGGTGGTGGGTCAACTGGTCATTCGGCCAATGCACCTACCGTTAAAGTTTATAGTGAAATCGTAGACTTTAGCGAATTTACAACAGCAGGAACTGATGTCGTGGAAGTGATAGAATTACCTGCTAATTCACTAGTTCTATATGCAGGTTTGGATGTCCTAACTGCAGATAGTTCTGGAAACTCAAATGCCCTATCTCTTGGAGATGGAGCTGATGTGGACCGTTGGGTTGCAGCATCTACTCCTACTGCAGGAATAGAAGTAACTAGAGCTAGAGCAGGTGATTCCAGTCTTGGAACTACCTCTATTGGCTATGCTTACTATGCAGCAGCTGATACTATTGATATAGTATCTTCAGTTGGGGTAACAACTACAGCTAAAGTTAGAGTCTTTGCAGTCGTAGCAGATTGTGATGGACATGGTGATAATGAAGACCAAAATGTAACTTTTGCTTAATGCTATCTGGTGGGGGAGGTTAAAAACTCCCCTGCCTTTTTATAAAGAGAAGATTATGACAGTACATAAAATAGGTTCAAAAGCACGAGAAAAATTGATTGTAACAAATCGATATCCAGAGTATATGCCTAAACCAATTGTGGATACTACAGAACTTAGATTTCGTTCAATAGAACAAAGTTTAGCTTTAATATTAAAAAAATTAGATGGAAATACTGACGAAAAAGGGTAAATTATAAAATGGCAACCACATACTTAACATTAGTAAATAACGTCTTAAATGAATTAAATGAACCAGAATTAACTTCTTCTACATTTTCAAGTAGTAGAGGAATACAGACATCTGTTAAGAAATTTGTGTTGAAATCTATGCATGAAATATATAGTGCTTTATCCGAAATTCCTGATTTATATAAGTCTACATATCAAGTTACCAATGCAGGACAAAGAACATATGCTCTACCATCTTCTGCTTCTCCTCAAAGTGGTGATCTTGCTTATAGAAAAGTAGACTGGGATACATTTAGATTAGTACCAAATGAATTACTAACAAATGGTGAGTTTACTTCAGATATATCTAGTTGGACAACTATAGCAGGTGCAGGAAGTGCAGCTTATAATTCTGGTGGAAATGGTAGATTACGATTAAATGATTATGCTGCATACCAAGCATTTTCTACTGTAAAAGATACAACATATAGAATACAGGTAAGAGCTTTTGATTCAGCTAGTACAGGACAGGAATTAAAAGTACAAGTAGGTACTTCTGCTGAAAATACTACTAATTTAAGTACAACATTAAGTGTATCTGATTTTGGATCTGGTAATGTACTTGATACTACATTTACAGCAACAGTGCAAACAACATATGTAACATTAAACAATCCATCTACAGCAACAAATATGGATGTAGATTATGTAAGAATATCAGAAGATATACCTGTAAAAAAATTAACATATATAACATATGATGATTGGAATACAAAATATTTAGAAAGAGATTTAACTAATTCAAAATCAACTTTAGGTGTACCAGATTGTGTTTATCCTACCCAAGACAAAAAGTTTGGATTATCTCCAGTACCAGATAAAAGTAACTACGAAATACAGTATGAATATTGGAAAGTACACACAGATCTATCAGCTCATGGAGATACTATGGATTTAGATGATAGATTTAAAGATTTAATTATAACAAGATCTAACTACCATGCTTATAAACTTCGTTCTGATCCTCAAGCTGCTCAGATGGCTTTTGCTGAATACGAAAGATTAATACAGGTAATGAGATCAGAATATATAAATACTAAGTCATACATGAGAGATACAAGGATATAGTATGCCAGACACCTCCTATATGAAACCATTTACAGCTGCTTGTGCAGGAGGACTTGTATTAAACAAAGATGTGTTTACCATGCATCCGGGTGAAGCTTTACAATTAATTAATTTTGAGCCTGATATAGCTGGTGGATATAGAAAACTAAATGGTACTACAAAATATAATTCTACTATAGTGCCACAAGTTTCTTCATCTACAGAACGAGTATTAATATCTGCTATATTTAATAATGTGATAGTAGCAGGTAGAGGTGGAACAGTTTATACAGGAACTACAAGTGGTAGCTGGACAAGTAGAGCTACAAGTAAAGGTACAACCTACACATATGATTTTGATAAGTATAACTACGATGGAACTGATAGAATAATAATAGCTACAGGAGCAGCTGCAGCATTTACATTAAATACAAGCTATGCTGAAGATATAATAAATGCAACAGGTGGAGGATCGGCTCCTACTAATCCTAAATATGTAAAATCTTTTGCAAATCATATGTTTTATGGTGGTATGTCTGATTCTACCCATTCTGTTATATTCTCTGGCCCATTCACTGAAGATGACTTTGATACAAATGCTGGAGAAATAAAAGTTGGTGATGTAGTTACAGGATTAAAAGTCTTTCGTGATGAATTATATATATTTTGCCAAAGACGTATTTATAAAATAGCAGGAACAAGTTCTAGTAACTTTGCATTAGCTGAAGTAGCAAAAAACGTGGGTACTATTGCCCACCATTCAATACAGGAGTTAGGTGGTGATATTATATTCTTAT